TGAAAAGCCAGTCAACGTGTTTGACTTCTGGGAAGGTGCTAACTTCAAACTGCGTATGCGTAAGAAGGATGGCTTCACTAACTATGACGAATCAGCGTTCATGGAGCCATCTGCTCTCGGCGATGATGACAAGATTGTTGCAGTTGCTCAAGCTCAACATAAGTTGTCTGAGTTCTTGGATCGTAAGAACTTCAAGTCTTACGCTGACCTGAAGAAGAAGTTGGATGAGGTTCTTTCTGGTGATGGGTTCAATGCTAAGTCTGCAGCAGAATTGGCTAAAGATGAACCAGCTTCTATGGAAGCACCTGAGCCAGCGAAAGCTGCTCCAGCGTTCACTCCAAAGGCATCGGCTAAACCAGCAATGGATGACGATGAAGACGTTATGTCTTACTTTGAGAAGATCGCTGCGGAAGACTAATAAGTCTTAGCCAAAAAGAAAGGGAGCTAAAAGCTCCCTTTTCATCATTATGCGAATCGTTTTTGTAGATACTTGTTATAGCTAGATTCTTGATTTCGAACTGCAGGTTTGATGACGTTAGTTTGCGAACTATTAGAAACAGTAGTTGGAGCATTAACAATAGCACCGCCACCTTTCTTACCATCAAGTTTGGCTTGTTCGTCCATATTACCCTTTGATGCGTCATATACAGAAGCCCCCGCGACTTTCATAGCACCACCAGCAGCAGCGAACTTAGTTGCTTGTTCCCAAGGGAATTCTTTAACAGCTTTCATTGAGTTTGAATCAACTTTGGCAAACTCTTTCATTGCTCCAGACATAGCGCCAAGACCATCAGCTGCGTCTTTAACACCTTGGCCAACTGTACCGATCTTAATGAGTTGTTCAACTGGAGAATCTTGACCAACTGTCAATAGGTTACCAACTAAAGTACCTAAACCACCAACAGCCTGACCAGCACCAAATGCAGCAATCGCGGCACCTAAAGCAGCCACGCCAGCAGCAACACCTAATAGATTGTCGCCATCAACTTCTGCTAGTCTCTCTATACCAGAGGTGAAGCGATCTAAACCAGCGCCCATCTGCTCCATCGCGGCACCAATAACCCAAACTGCACCGCCAAGACCAGTTAGAGCAAGAGCACCAACACCAAGCATTGGTGATAATGAACCCGCTAAAGCACCTGCGCCGATTAGGGCAGCAATAGTAATCCCAGCTTTACCTAATGTTTCCCAGTCTAGATTTGCGAAATTCTCAAGGGCTTTACTCATACCCCAAACAACTGCAGTCAATAAACCCATAACAGCAATACCTGCCACGGTCTTGGCTGATGCGAACAGCTTAATGCCTTCAGATAATCCGCCAAGAATACCTTTGAAGATAGCACCAATACCGTCACCAATACCTTTACCGATGGCAGAAACACCAGAACTAAGAGCACCCATTGTATCAGTAATACCCTGACCAATCTCACCCAAACCTGTGCGCGGTCTGGCTGCTTTACCAACGTCTTCACCACCACCTGCTGCAGAACTAGCAATACCTGCCATGGCTGCCGTGTTGTTGGCAATCTGTTGGAGCAAGTCCATTTGCCCTGCAGTCAAACGAAGCATCTCAGCTTCGTTTTCTCTCTTCACCTGCTGTTCAGCTAGAATGTCAGTTGTTGATTGCGCAACTTGACCCTTGTCCGATGGTAGTAGGGTTAATGGTGCGCTCTTTGCGGCAGTGTTACCACCCATTGGGTTAGCAGCATCCCTTGCGGATTTACCACCAACCTGATTATATGAGTTGTATGTATCTAAAGAAGCGTTACGCTTCTTCATCGCGTCGCTCTTATTAATTTGATCGTCAGTTGCACCCATTTTCTTTAGACGATCAATATCTTCTTGAGAACGTAGAGCATCTAGTTTAGCTCCACGTTGTGAGTTGGAGTCTGCTCTTAATTCTTTATCAGACTTAGTTGACCCAAGAGCTTTCATTCTCTTTGCGTAGTCAATGTCCTCCATCTTATTGCGAACACCCTTGAACATCGAAAATGGTCCAAGCATGGCTTTCTTAATAGTATCTGGATCAAGAGCATCCTGAAGATTTCTCTTCATGTCCTTGAATTTATCACCGACAGTCTTCCAGTCCTTGTTGCCCCTTTGAAGAGTTTCAATTTGTTTGGTCTGGCTTTCAGAGATTTTCTTAAGAAAAACTGCTTGGTCTTTTTGGAGTTCTAGTTGAGCTTGCTGGATCTTAATAGACATTAAGACTTTAGCATCACTTTGATTGGAACCGTTATCTGATTGCCCTGCTGCTTGAATTTGTTGAAGGGCTTGGGACTGTTGGTCTAGTACAGCCGTGATTTGACCAAGGGCATTGTTGGCTTTCCCCATGCCCCTTGCTATGGTTTTAATTGGTCCCTTACCACCTCTTTTTGCCATTTATTACATCCTCTTTTTGGATTCAATCCGTTGTTTTTCTTCTTCTAGATATTGGACTAACATAGCAACGTATAGCTCTCGTTCAAAAGGAAGCATTTCTTCCAACTCCGCCAAACTATATTTATGATATTGCATCAATGCAAAGTTCATCCTATAATAGTTTTCCAGAGATTCATGACCGAGAGCCATTAGAAAAAACTTTGTAACCCTTCCAATACTTTATGGTGTTCTCTACCGCAGATAGGGCACTTATACTCAACCTTTGCTGAAATCTTGGGCATAGTTTCAAAGAACTTTTGAATCTTAGCGAACTGTTCTGACGTTAGATTATTCAAGAATTGCAGTAGTTCTTCTCTTTTAGTTTCATGACCATAATAGACTTCGTCGCCATCATAGATACAATCAATCAGATCTGCCACTAAACTAAAGACTTCTTCAACGTCGCCTGTGTCTTTTAACAAGTCTTGGGTTTCGAGCGATGGATACTTCATGATGATACCAACTTTGTTGAATAGGTCAATTTTGTTGGTGTGTCCATCTGGTACAGCGACTTGTAGATCACTGACGTTGAGGGTTACTTTGCTCCTAGCTTTTTCATTTTGTTCACCGTGATCTTCATCACATTGGAACAATAAGTCGATGGTTTCGCCAACAGACTTACCACGAATCTGGAGGAACATGTATTCAATATCAAAGATAGCTAATTTATTAACGTCAATTTTATCTTGAATGACGCTACTGAATACATTCTTAAGTGTATCAACCATTACAGTTGGGTCTTCAGATTGCTGTGCAATCAAAAGGGCTTTTTCTTCCTTAACAACGAACGGTCTAAAGCGAACAGTCTTTCCAGTTGATGGAATAACCATATTAAAGGTTGGTTGAGTATTCATTGGTAAAGCCATATTATTCTCCTGTCATTTTCTTAATCATCTTGCTCAAATCAGCAGTGCTACCCACAAAGATAGCGTTATTGTGTGTTATTTCTTTGGAAGATGTGCCCTTAGTAGGTTCTTCCAATTTCTTTTTCTGTTGGTGAACATCCATCAATTGTTGGTTTATATCAGCGAGTTGTTTCATTAACCCGCCAACAACTTCAAACGCACGTGGGTGTTCAGAAGCCTTGGCAACTGACAATGCTGTTTCTAACGCAGATTTCCCTTGAGTTAGTAACTCACGTAGATTATCTCTAGCATGGTCATAATCATCTTCTATTTTAGCAGATGTTGTTGAAGGTTCTCCCTGCAGTTGGAGAACCTCAACTGGTTGCTCTTTCATAGGTTCAATATCAAAAACTTTTGACAAAGACTCATCAGTATTCATATACAAATCCAAAAATTAAAAACGAATGCTAGGTATTTTACTTGTAACTTGAGAGAAACCGCGCATAGCATATTGCCCAACTGCACCAGTTACAAAGTTGCCAGCTTCACCAAGACCTTTAAGGTATTTCTGTTGGAAACCAGTGAAGTTATCTAAGTATCCTTTAAATCCACCAGCAGTTTTTTCTAGTTGGGTATATGGATCTTGTTCGATAGGCACAGCATACCAATACTTATATTGGAAAGTAACATCCAATCTCATGGTATCATTGTTGTTCTGTGAGTCCAGTGAAACAGCACCAATAGATTTAGGGTATGCTTCATATAGTTGAACGAGGTATGTAACTTTATCCTCCAAGTCTTGGATGCGAATAGTCATTGGAGTTACATAGTCATTATACCAACCAATAGTTCTATCCATTGGATTTATAATGTGTTGAGACCAAACATCGAAGATACTCTTAACGGTCATCATACGATCTACGTGGAATGTTAGTGTTACTGGCTCAAACATTCTGTCATAAACTACTTCACGCGATTCACCATATGAACGGTTAGCAGTTGTTGCGAAATTGATGCCAGGTAGAGATGCTTTTTCGCAGAAAAGCAGCATACGTTTTGTCATCTCAGGCATAGCTTTCGGTGGGGTGAAATCGACAGTGAAACGGTTAGTGCGAGCTATACCCTTCGTCTTAATCTCCGCAATAAAATCTTTTTGTCTATTTGAAGCCATTTATTTTTTCTTCTTTCTCTTCATCGAGTTTACATATTGACGAGACTTATCCCAAATTCTATCATCAGGCATCTTAACGAATTGCTCAACTGGTAATAGAACAGCAGTAGCCCAGTCATATGCTCGAATTTCTCTGAACGTAGACCTTAACCCACCGAAGTTATAATTGTGAAAAGCTGGAACTGCAGCAGCGAATTTCTGAACACCCTTGATAGCTGCCCAACTATATTTGATACGAGTGTTTTCGTCCATCTTAGCGTTAGTTTTATACTGCATCAGATAATACAATAACTGCATTCGCATCTGGTACGGCAGATAGTGAAAGTTGATCCCGCTGAAACCACTAATTGATCGTTTGTATAGTAATGTGCATGGGAAACGATCAAAGTATGGAATTGATGACTTGTATAATGGGTCATAAACATACATGTACATCTTTCCAGGCATCAGCTTAGTTGTTAGCTGAGTTGGGTTTCCTTTTAGAACCATCCATGGACTGTTAATCTGCTTCATCAGCAAAATCATCTGCTGTTCATACCATGCCTTGGATTTGCGGAAAGCTGTTTTTAGATCGTACTTATTCTTCTCGAAAATATCGAGAGCAGCGATCTGAGCGGCAGTTCGGCTTTGTTTAATTGGAGTAGGCATATTGATTATTTAGGTCAAACTCCTAATTCCTTTTCCGTAATAACTTTGAACTCCCATCCTCGATCTTTAGCATATTCTGTCGCAGCCTTCCACTTGGCTTGGTTTTTTATAAAACTATAAGACTCGGCTAAATATCTTTGGGTTCTGCGTCCAGGGAATACAGGAGGGGCAGTTTGTTTTAGAGGCTTAATCTCAATCAAATAAGTTCTAGTTGAGCCGTCTTTTTGTTGAACTTTTATTTTAAAATCTATAAAATAACGATGTAATTTATTATCAGTTGGGCAGACGTAAGGTATGACGGTTTCTTCTGAACTCCAACGAATTATAGCTGGATTTGAGTCACACCACTTAGCGAATCTTCTCTCCCACGAAGACCTACAAATGATGTTGGAAACATCCCCTGAGTATTTTTCAGGGTGCATCGGAACATATCTTGATTTATGGAACATAAATAAATAATCAAATAAGAATAATTTAGGAAACCTAAATGGCAAACATAGTCGATTATA